GGTTGACGTAGCCAAGCTCAAGAACACGCGCGACCGAAATCCCGGACTGTTCGAGCAGCTCGGAATCATTGTCGCCAAGCGCGGTCGGACCAACGTCTACCGGCTTGGCGATCCAGGAAAGGAGCTGTTCGAATAAATGTCGAACGAGAGTAGAACGATAAAGCTGCTCAAAAAGCCGCTCTTAAGGAGTGAGCGTGATGAGTTTCTTTTTTTTCGGCGTGCCGTGCAGCTCAAAGCTTGGTGGCTTTGAGACTGCAAACCACGTGGACCCGAACCCCTTGAAGGAGCGGCAACATGACCACCGAAATCATCCCCAACGCAGACATCCAGGAGGCCCAACTGACCGCCGCCATCCTCAGCGACGGCGACAACGCCATCCTCCAGGTCGAGGCGCTGCAGCCCGTCCACTGCCTCTCGGTCGAGCTGCCCGCCGTGCTCATGGCAGCTCGCAGCCTTCACGCCGAAGACCTGCCACTCACACACGCCGCCATCGCCCACCGCATCGGGCTCATGGGCAAGCTCGACGCCATCGGCGGCAACGCCCGCCTCATCGAGACCGTCATGGACCATTGGGTGCCAGCCGTCAAGCTCAACTACCTGGCGTACACTATCATCGAGGCATGGGAACGGAGGAAGCGCCTTGACCAACTCGCAGCCGAAGGCAGGCGGCTCTACTTCCCCTACGCCGACTGATGAGCAGCGCATCCAATGGACCCTCGAACGAATCCGAGCGACCAATGACGCCGGAGCTGGTCCGCGCAAGCGGTAGAATCGACCCATGAATCAACCGCAATCAACTGAGCGCCCCTGGTATCCGATCGTGCTGGCCGTCCTCGAATCGGGCGGCTCCATGCGCGACGCGGCTCAGGAAGCGGGTCTGACATGGCAGTACGTCCGTCTCGAGCGCAGCCAGAATCCAGATTTCGCCCGGCGCTGCGACGAAGCCAAGCTCGCCTATCACGAGCAGGTGGTTAAGCGTGCCGAGGGTCTACTCGACCGCATCGGCGAAGACGTGGCCGAAGTTCTGGATGAGGTGAAGCTGCTCGAAGAGCCGACCGACAAGGTGCTGGCGCTGCGTCGCGCCGCCGACATTGCCACGCGCATCTACGCCCCGGCCACGCGTGAGCGCGAGAAGATTGAGGGCCAGGGCAAGCTGAACGAGTCCGCGCAAAAGGCCGACGCCATCCTGGAGTTGCTGTCTTCGGTGATTGCCGAAGACCCCGGCGATGCTGCCGAGTTCGATGTCGGCGTGCGGGAGACGTTCGGCGGGGATACGGAGTAGGTGCCTCTCACACCCGTCCAGAAGCGCATGATCGCGTGGGCGCTCCAACCGCAGCCCACGCCCGACATCTACCTCGTGCGCGGCGACTACCGAGCCTCCAAGACGTTCGGCGCGATGCTCGCCATGACCGCCCGAGGCCTCAAGTTCGGACCCAAGCGCTACATCGTCTCGGCCCAGAGCATCGGGGCGATCCAGCGCAACGTGTTTCCGCACGCGGTGAAGATCGCCAACACGCTGGACTATGAGCTGACGACCAACTGGGGGCAGGCGCACTTCACGCTGGCCGGCAACCACTTCCAGATGTACGGCGACGTGGACAAGGACAGCTATCAGGCCGTCCAGGGGTTCACCGACTGCGACGGGGCGCTGCTCGATGAGGAGGTTCTGCAAACGAAGAACTTCGTCGAGATGATCATGTCGCGCTATGACCGCGAGACGGCGATCACCTTCGGCACGTGCAACCCCGACCATCCGGACAACTGGGTCTACACCGACTGGATCATGGATCCGAAGTTCCGCCACCGGCGCATCTATGACCGCGCCACGTTGCCCGATGCGTGCGCGGCTGGCGTGGTGTCGTGGTCGGTGTTGCATAGGATGAAGCGCACGCTGACCGGCCATCGGCTGGAGCGCGGCCTACACGACCGCTGGGTACGGGCTGAGGGGCTGTGTTGGCCGTCGTTGCGGGCGGTCGAGCCGACGGGCGCCAGATTCGACCGCATTGAGGCTGGCGTGGACTGGGGCACGCGGAACGCGACGGCCTGCCTGTGGTTCGGCCGGCACGAAGGCTCCGACCCCGAGCGCTGGGAGTTGGTCGAGGAGTACTACTACGGCGACGGGTCGCGCACGGCTGACCAGCACGCGGCGCGGATTGCGGCGATATCGCTGCGCCTGGGCTGCCGCTCGCATCGGGTAGACCCGGCGGCGCTGGAGCTGATCCTTCATCTGCGCAAGGCTGGCGCTCGCGGCGTGACGAAGGCTCGCAACGACGTGGTGGAGGGCATTGACGCGGTTGAGCAGGGGCTACGCGACGGCCACCTGTTGGTGACGGCGGCGGCGCCCTACCTGCTGCGCGAGGGAGCGAGCTACGCATGGGCTGAGGACGAAAAGAAGGACCGCCCGGTGAAGCAGAACGACCACGCGTGCGACGCGCTGCGCTACTTCTGGCATCGGCCGCGGTCAACCTTCGGGGCTGTATGATGCGGGCATGAGCCTCCTCGACCGCATCCTCCGTCGTCCTGAGCGCACCGAGGCCGGCGACACGCTAGACCGCGATGCTCGCACCATCTACCCGGAGTGGTACGTCCCGAACACCGGCTCGGGCACGGACTTGCCGACGATGCTGCTTGAGGAAGGCGTGCGTCACCCGCTGGTCTCAGCTTGCCGCCGCATGATCTTCCGGGCAATCTCCGAAGCTCCGCTGCGCTGGGTAGACGACGAAGGCGTACGACAGCCCGATCAGATCGTGCCGCAGGGCGTTGACGAACTGGAGACCGTGCTGCGCAGGCCGTCGCGCCGCTACACACAGCGGATGATGGTCGGTTCGCTGGGTCAGGACTTGGTGACATACGGCAACACGTTCCAGCCGATTGTCTTCGGCAACGACGGGATGCCGCTGGGCATGGGCTATATCTCGCCGATGCACTGCACGCCGATCATGAATCGCCGCGTGATGCGCATCGACGGCTACCGTGTGCCGCTGGAGAACCAGAGCGCCGCGGCCACATTTGCATCGACCCTGTGGGGCACGCGGTACCTGGCGGCTCAGGCGCTGCAGCCCTCAATCGACCCGAATAGCGAGGGCGACTTCCTGCCCGAGCAGATGATTCACATGATGCTGTCGCCGTCGTCGCTCAATCCGCAGGTTGGGCATTCAGCGCTGGACGACATCCTGCCGCTGCTGGCTGAGGACAACGAGTGGACGGGATACTCGGCGTGGCAGGCGGTGAATCGAGCGCGCATGGGCGGCATCGTCTCGCCAAAGGAAGACACGCAGGGCGGTCTCGTGATTGAGCCTGAGCAGTTGGAGAAGGTGCAGTCCGACATTGGGACCATGACGACTGGCCGCAACCGTGGCGGAATTTTGGCCTTGCCCTACGGCGTTGATTTCAAGCAGATCACTGCTGCGCCGTCTTACTCGGAGATCAACGCGCAGCACGCCAACGCGGATATTCGCGTGCCGATGGCATTTGGCATTCACCCGTCACTGCTGCCGACGCAGGCCGGCATGATGCACTCGCCGCTCTCCGACGCGAACATCCGCGCCGTCCGCGATTTCTTTACCGAGACGGTGCTGATCCCGATGTGGAAGCAGATTGAGGAGCAGTTGACCATCTATTTGGGCGACCTGTTCGTGACCGAGGGTCGGTTGGAGTTCGACCTGGGCGACGTGCGCGCGCTGGCGGTGGATCGCACGGTAGAGGCGAAGCGCACCATCGAACTGCTGATGGCCGGCCTGCTGACGTACAACCAGGCGATGAAGGAGCTTGGGTACGAAGACATCGGCGAAGCGGGTGAGTACCGCGTCGCCTCGACATCGCATGAGGTCATCCCGGCAGACGGGCTAGGCGACTTGGCGGAGGAGACCAGTGCCGACGCGCAGGCAGCGATCCAGATGGTTGGCGGCGTTCCTCCGACTGAGGAGGCGCAGATACGCGAGTTACCGCAGCAGGCTGGCGGTTCTGCTGCGGGCTGAGGCGCGTGACGCAGCCGCACGATTCGACGCGGGGGATGAGATCATCGTGTCGGCGGAGTTTGCCGAGTCGGTCGCGTCGGGCATGGCGGATCAGATTGAGCGGGCAGTGCTGGACACGCATTTGGCGGCCGCGTCCACGCTTGACTACCTGAACAGGCCGCTGGTCGAGCATCGAGTGACGCAGGCCGCCGACCGGCTGATTCAGCAGGCGCAGCGCACCAGGGGGCGGGTGAACGTGGTGCTCAATCGCCACGCCAATGGCGAGTTCGGCGACGTGACATCGCAGGTCGTGCGATCTCAGGTGCGGGATCGCATCGAGTCGGAGATATCGGCGGACTGGCGGATTCGCAGGACGGCGCGGACGGAGACGGCGGTGACGACGAACGTGGCGGCGACGGACACGTTCTCGCTGAACGGCGCGGTATCGGTTGTGATTCAGGACGGCCCGGATTGCCACCTCGGGCCTGGGCATCGTGTAGGGCCGCGGGCGAACGGTCTGGAAGTGAGCATCGCGCAGGCGCAAGCTCTACCCATCAGTCATCCGAATTGCGTTCGGACTATCGCACCCGTGTAGACTATGGCTATGGCACTTGATCATTTCCCGTCCAAGTTCACGATGGATCGCGCAGAGGGTGACGAGGGCCGCCCGACGTTTTTGGCGATTCTGGCCGAGCGGGACAAGCTTGACCATGCGCGACGGCGGGTGAATCCCGAAGCGTACGCGCACCAGCGCGGGCAAGCGATTCCGCTGGTGGTCGAGCGTCACCAGCACGACCGGGGCGGCGTGACGATTCCGATTGGCGTTGGCGCAGGACCCATCGTCTTTCTCGACCGTGAGCACAACGAGATTGAGGACGCGCGTGCTGCCCAGTTCGCCGCGGTGCGCGGGAGCCTGTACGACACGCAGGACGCACGCGATTTCGAGTCGATTGTTTCGACGCACCGGCAGCTTGGTGTGGGCGGCGCATCGGTCGGGTCGGAGGTGGCGACGCGCAACATCCGGCGCGGCGCGCGCATGGATCGGCAAGCGCGCGCACTCGGCGCGTCGCTGGACGTGCTGAGGGCGGATGCTCGGGAAGTGGCCTACGTGTGGGAGCCGTCATTGGGAGGTAATACGTTTGAGATTGACCGCGACGGTTCTGACCTGAGCGGTGAGTATGACAGAGAGCTGGCGCGGTTGACTGCGATCCAGCCGTTCACAGAAACGAGCTAGTGATGAGCAAGTTCGACCAGCGGGCCGCTGACATTTCGGCGCGGCGTGCGCAGGCAGTTCAGATGCTGGAGCGCAAGAACGACCCGGACACGCCGGATGACGAGCGCGGCTATCTCGACCGGGCGTACGACTCGTTCGTGAGGGCGATTGAGGCTGACGACCAGAAGCTGAAGCTGGATCGCGCAGAGGCGCAGCGGTTGGCTAAGACCGAGGAAGAGGCCGCGCCGCTCACGCCGGAGCAGAAGAGCATGGCGAAGGACGGCAAGACGATCATGCTCGACCGCTGGAAGCCGTGGAGTCCGCCCGATAAGGACTGGAATGTTCTGCAAACACAGGGCACTCACGGTCGCTCGAACTTTGGCAAGTACCTGCTTGAGCAGCCGGACTGGTTGGAGTCAGTTCGGCGCGGCATCAACTCGCCGACCTACGAACTGACGGGAACGCTTGACCGCGCCATCGGCCCAGCTATCAATGCCAGCGACCCGTTCAACATGGAGGAAGCTACGGACGAACAGGTACAACGCTACCTACTTGACCGTGCGGTCTCATCGACCAATACCGGCACTGTCATCACCAATGTCGAGGAAGTCAAAACGCCGCGCGCGCGAAACGCCTTTGCGATGACCGTGCCGCGAGTCGCGGTTGACCGTGCGACGTTCGGATACCGTCGCGTGACGACCGCTTCTGACGCGGCTGCTGCGCAAGCGCAGGCCGCCGACCTGACTGACGATTCAATCGTGTGGACGCTGGAAAACGCGACCACCGTGCGCATCGGTTTCAGCGTCACCGTGTCTAATCAGGCGATGATGTCAGAAACGGCAATCAACGCTCTCGTGCAAGACGAGATGATGAATGAAGTCCAGGAGGTTGTTGACGAGCAGATTGCGAACGGTATCGGCACCTCGTCGAACATGCGCGGGATCATGAACTACCCGACCTCTGGCGGCAATGCCCGTGACCGCATCGGCACGACCGCGTTCCCCCAGGCTGCCTCTGGTGACGCAACTTTCCGTACGCAGTTCGCTGATACCGATCACCTCCGTGCTTCGATTGCGACTTTTGACGACGCCTACGGACACGTCGAGGACACCGGGCACACGGAGATGACGCATTGGATTCTGCGCACCGGCCTGCGCCGCGCCATTCGCTCGGTCGTGGACAACGACGGGCGCCCGATCTATCGCGCACTGAGCGAGGAAGGGTCGAGCAACCTATGGGGCGACCCGATGGCTGGATCGCTGCGGCTGGATGACTGGCCGGCCAGTGGCGCCACAAGCACGGTCGGCGTCTGCGGCGACTTCTCACGCTACTCCCGCTTCTTCACGCTGGGTGACACGCAGATGTTCGTCAGCCCGCATACCGCAGCCGCGAAGGACGCGATGTTCTTCCGGGTCGTGGTCAATGGCATTGTCATCCTGACGCGCCCACCGGCGTTCAGCCTGATCACTCAGGACAGAGCCTAAGCCGAGAGGGGCTGACCTACGGGTCAGCCCCTTGTCGGAGGTGAGACGTGGCCTACGCCACCGCCGCCGAGTACCGCTCGCATTTCAGCATCAACGCCACCACTGGCCGCTACACGGACGCGGCGCTGGGCGATGCGCTCACGCTGGCCTCCGACGTCATCGACCGCGAGCTGTTCCGCACGTTCGGCATCGACTCCGACGAGGATGACCACGAGTTCGTCTACGATGGTGAGCCGTTCATCGTGCCCGACTTCGCCGAGGTCAGCGCGGTCGACCCGGACGGGACGCACCGCCGCTTCAAGCGCAGGTCAGCCGAGTGGCCGTACAACCTCGTCACGTGGGACGCTGACGACCGGCCAGCCCGCGGCGACACCGTGACCATCACGGGCAAGCGCGGCTGGTCGGACGTGCCGACGGCGATCAAGATGCTGACGCTGGAGATGGCGGCGCTGTGGCTGCTGGACGGCGACAGGTCGCGCTCGCAGGTGGCAGTGGTAGACGAGGTGGAGACGCTGACCGCAGCCGCGTCGGGGATGCTGAACCGCGTGCGGCGGGCGTATGAGTTCCCGATGCAGGGCTACGGAGTCGCGGCGGAGGCCTGATGCCCCTCAACATCCGCTTCACGCCTGAGGGCGAGCGCGTCATGAACCGAATGCGCAGAGGCGGACCCTGGTTCACCCACGCTATCCGCGACGTGCTGGAGGAAGCGGGCGATATCGTCTCGGCCGAGGCGCGAGACCTTGCCCCACGCGACACCGGACGCGGCATCAGGTCGATTCGACCGCGGGTTCGCCGCAACCACGTGGACATCGAAGCGTTTGACTACATGGTCGTGCTCGACCAGGGGCGTCGCGCTGGCGCCCGACAGCCGCCGGTGGATGCGATTCGACCGTGGCTCTTGCGTCAGCAGGGTCGTGGCCGGCTGCGCGGGGCCAACGCCTACGTGATTGCTCGGGCGATTGGTCGGCGCGGGATTCGGCCGCGCCGGTACTTCCTTGCGGCAGCGCGTACACTAAGGCGAAACCGCGAGTTTCAGCAGCAAGTCGCGGCGGCATTCAGTAGGAGGTTACGGCGTGGCTGAAAGCAGCTATGGGATGACTACGGGATGACTACTTCGTCGTTAGTCAATGGCTGACACATCCGCTGTCCTCGACGCACTGGAAGACGTGCTGCTGCTGGTCACGGCTGACGACGTGGGCGGCACGAGCATCACCATCGACAAGGTGCTGCGGGATGGCTTCGAGGATGCGCTGCACGTCAAAGAGACGTTTGCCTACATGGTGGTCGAACCGCCGCCGCCGATTGAGCAGGAGATGTCGGGCTACTCGGAGTACGTCCAGATTGGCGTGACGCTGTTCGCGCAGATGCTGGACGGCGAGACCGAGGCTGACGACCGGGTGGCGTTTGCGCGTCGGCTGCAGAGCGACTTCATCGAGCGGATGAACAGCTACGGTCACATGAGCTTGGGCGGCACGGTGGACCACTGCTGGATCACTGAGGTTGGCGACGTGGGCAAGACGACCATCGGCAACGTCGATTGGGCGGCCACGGACTTGACGCTGGTAGCATCGATACTGCAACGATACGGAGCCTGACGATGGTTGATTCTCCCTACATCATGTCGGCGCGCAGCTCGCTTTACTTAGGCGAGCAAGCGACGCTGGGCGCGGCAGTTGCCCCGGCAAAGGAGCTGTGGGCACCCGGCGCGACCGTGCAGACCGTGCGCGGCGAGCACCAGGTACCGACCACGCAGCAGGGCAGCATCGCGGGCGAGGACGCACCGAGCATCCAAACTGCGCTGTCGGGCGCGGTGCAGTGGAACATTCCCGGCGATGTGAACTCCATGATCGCGGTGCTGTCGGCCTGTCTCGGGCCGCCGACGATCACCACGCCAGAGGGCGGCACGAGCACGCGGCTGTACACATGGGAGGGCAATCCGGTCAACGGCGAGAATCCCGACATCTACACGTTTGACCTGGTGGAGCGTGACGGCGGAAGTACGCAGGTGACGCGGCGCTTCCAGATGCACGATGCGCTGTGTACGGGCTTCACTCTGGCGTCCGACGTGGGCGACTCGCCGATGTCGGTTCAGTCCAACTGGGTCGGGAACGACCCGACTGAGGGAGCGACGACTCCTGGTCTCGGCACGCCTGACCGCTTGGCGGCTGTGCGCTTGCCGGCGGCGACGGGGCGCGTCTACATCGACGACGACTGGGCGGGCATGACGGGCAACAGCCCGACCGATGCGGCGGACGTGTTCAACGCGAACATCGTCATGGAGTCGGGGGTCTCGCCTGCGCGCCGTCAGAACGGCGAGTACGCCTTTGACCGGGTGTCGGTCGGACCCCGCCGCCTGAACATGACGCTGGGCATCCGCAAGTCAACGGCGGCGAGCGGCCTGTGGCGCATGGAGCTCGATCATGTC